ATGTCGATACTATCGAGAAACGGTGAAGATGTAGCTCAGTCACTCCCAATGGACGAAGCTAGCCGCATGGGTAGGGAGGTAGATTATAAAGGCCAACATTCAGCGCCTGAAGCAATGGGTGCTAACTCGTTAGATAATATGTCAGATATATTCCCTGATGATATTTATACCCACGGCTCACAGTATTATGGGACTGGCGATAATTTATCTGATAATCAATCTCTCGCTGTAATTAATCGCATGAGGGGCAACCCTAATGGGCGAGTCACTATCTATAGAGCTGTACCACATGAAAAAGGACTACAAGAGCAGGTTGATGAATTAGTAGCAGCAAAAAACAACTATTTAAAAAGAGACAATATTCCTAAAGGAATGGAAAATGGGTTAACTGGATCAGATTGGTATAATGATGCGTGGGATAGAATAGCTGCATTACAAGCTAGAATAGACGATGGAGAAAATTCGGTTAGTGATGTTATTAGTATTAACCCTAATGATTGGGTGACATTAAGTCGTAAATATGCGCAACAGCATGGAGATTCAGCATTACAAGGGAAATATAAAATAATATCTAAAAAAGTAAAGGCTAGTGAATTACATACTGATGGAAATTCTATTAACGAATTTGGGTGGAGCGGAGTTAAAAAGAACAGCGCAAATCTGCTAGCCGGTGGTGCTGCTGGGCGGTAGGTTTGAACGCTCTACAAGAAGAATGAATTTATATATAATTATGTTAGAATATGCTAATACACTAATTCAATCCTGTCAGGCATGGCAGAAAGAATACGTTACCGGACGTTTTCCGATGAGAATCAAGTTGATTCTAATAACTCCGACCATGAGATAAAACATGAGTGAAGCACAGGCGATAGAACTCGAACCAGTTATTGACGTTCAGGAAGTTGAAGAAAGCGAAGCGCTGGAAACATCTGAAGGAATTGAGATACCTGTCGAGATTGGTGACGAGCCATCACTAAAGAAAGTAAGCAGGTTTGAAACGCGCTTACGCAATAAGAATAACCAGATCAACGAAGCTCAAACGGCTACTGAACAGGTTCAGCGAGAACTTGAAGCCACGCGAGAAGAGTTGAAGCTATATCAAATGCAAGGCCAGCAAAAGGCCAATAAAGCACCGAATGAAGATGATTTTGATGATGATCGAGATTATCGGGCTGCTAAAAATGCGTTTGATGATGATCGGATTGCGGAAATTGCAGGAAAAAAAGCGCGTGAGATAGTTGAGAATAATCAACGGCAAGCAAACCAGGCAAGTCAAGTTAGGCAGCAAGAAGATACCATCGGCAATCATTATAAACGCGCCGATGCTCTGAATGTTAAAAACTACGACGAGCTTGAAGGCAATGCAATGTCTATTTTGGGTAACGAGTTTGTCCAGACAATCATTGATAATACGGATAATTCAGAGTTGCTATTAGCATCGATTGGAGCTAATCCGAAGCGCGCCAATGAAATATTAGCACTATCTAAAACAAGTCCAGCGAAGGCTTTCGCTCAAGCGGTATCATTTCCGATTAATAAAAATCTGGCTGGTGCTACACTCAGAAATACACCGAGTCCTGAAACTAAACTCAAACCAGGCGAATCTACTCAATTAAATGGGTGGGCGCTGAAGCTTGATAAAGCAAGGGATCAAGCGGCTGTAAGTGGCGACTTTTCGTATATCGCGAAAGTCAAACAAGCCGCTAGAGACGCCGGTGTGACTTTATAGGTATTTATAATCATGGCTAATGCATTTAGCAAAGAAGAAGTAGTTTTATTCGAAGATATTGTAGCCGGTTTTGGCCCGAACAATATTACAGCGGGTCAGGTTAGTAAGTTTAAACCGCCCTCAACAGTGTTCGAGCGGTCTGCTTTGACTGTCCATCGTCCAATGCCGTACATCACCAAAGGAACTGAAGGTTTGGTATTGGCGTCCGGTGCTTTCGCAGATCGAACTCAATTAACTGTACCATCAACATTGAACGCTAATGACAGCGCGCCTTCACATATACGGAATATCCCGTTTAAGATGAATGCTGTTGAATTGAATGATCCATTGCAGCGTGAACGAATCAAAACCTCCGCAATCCAGCAGTTATCAGCCACGGCTGACAGTGTTGTGGCTAATGAGGTGGCAAAGCGCGGTTCATTGTTTATTAAAAACGGTGGAGCTATTACAACTTACGCTCACGTGGCTCGTGCAGAGGAATTAATGTCTATTCGTGACGTTCCTATTATGTCGGCCCGCACCTTGATTATGAATCCAACTGATTACAATTCAGTCGCGGGTAACTTGGCTGATCGTGACGCGCCACTTGCTGGTACATCGTTAACGGCTTATGAGCGGTCAAAGATTCCGACTGTTGCCACATTTGATTCGTTTAAGGCTAATTTCATGCCTACTCAGGCGGCTCAAACGGGTACTGGTTGGTTAGTTAATGGCGCGAATCAAGATCATGACCCTGCTGCTACGGACGCGAACGGTAATAACGTCGATAACCGGACTCAAAACCTGACAATTGATACAGGATCAGGAACGATTGCTGAGGGTGATGCGTTTACAATCGCGGGTGTTTTCGCTGTTGGAATGATTCATAAGAACGTTACCGCCGAGCTTCAGACTTTTCGTGTTGTTTCTCGGACATCGGCTACGGTTATCGTGATCACTCCAGCTATTGTTGCCGCTACTGGTGGCGGTGGTGCTCAGGCTAACATCGACTACGCTAATGTTGATGCGGCTCCGGCTGATAACGCGGCTATAACCTTCTTGAACATCACCGCAGCGCAACCAAGCAATATCTTTTTCGTGAATGAAGCGGTTGAGATTGTGCATGGTTCGCTGGCTACAATGGAGCTTGATGGTTCTGCCGGTGTTGCTTCAATGAGGGCTACAACTGACAGCGGTATTGAATTGCTGTTTGCTAAATCTTCTGAGGTACTTGGATTGTCAACCTCGTATCGTATGACGATGTGGATGACAGCCAATGTTCTCTGTCCTGAGATGTGCGGTAACTTAGTTAAGTAGTCAAAGTAAGTCTATAGGACTGCTCAATTGTGAGCAGTCCTATTTAGAGGTTATATGAAAACACCAACAATGATTTATGCGCCGATCGATGATAAATTAATCGAGGCAGGTGTAACCACGCAAACAAAAGATTATATTTATAAAGTTATCGATGCTAGTGAAGCCGGTAACTGTAGTGGGTGGTATGGCAGCCCGGCACTTATCCCTAAAAAAGCGGATGAAAAATCAGACAAAGATAATTTACAAATCAGGGCCGATGTATTTAACGTTGATCTTGATATGCGTCGAGGTATATCCAAACTAACCGCGCAGGTTGAAGCATTAGAGGCGAAATAAATGTCAACGGGAACCGATATAGTTCAAAGAGCGTTACAAAAGATCGGCGCTCACACGGCATTAAAGCCTGCTAACCCAACATCATTAGAGAATGGTCGTAAGGTTTTAAACTCTTATATCGCCCAACTGCAAGACAATGATATTGATTTCGGCGCGGTTCCCTTGAATGCTATCGGCGATGAATTATCAGAACCGATGGGGTGTTCAAACGCTATCGCTGACAATCTCGCTATATTGCTAGAGCCTGACCATGTAGGCGCTCAGATATCACAACAACTACGGCTTAATGCTTTACGCGGTGAAAGCTGGATTAAAACCACTTACCAACTTGTCGAAATGCCTAAAGCGGTAACTCGGAACACATTGCCACGAGGTTCCGGTAATTTCAGGCGTCGAGGTCGAGTATTTTTTGGTACTGGTGAAACCATTGGTTGAAGTCGCGCTACCATTAGGACTTGAAGGCACTGAAGAACTGCCGTTCACGCGGAAAGCGTTAAGAAATTGCTGGAACGCGTCCGGTAAAATTATTCAGCGACCTGGATTAAGTTTAATCGGCACGAATGCCAGTGTTGCACGTGGCTCATTTGAGTGGAATGGCTCGTTATATGCGGTTGTATCGCAGTCGTTAATCAAAATCACAAACTTACTAACAGGCGCATATAGCACAATTGGTGTTATATCAGGCAATACCGACATCGTGACAGCGAATGGTTTTAATACTGCGGTTATTGTAGTTAAAGGAGGTGATCTCTATACGCTCGACAAGTCTGATTCACTCGTATCTATATCAGCAAACTCTAATATAGTCCCTTGTAATTCAGTTACCCATATTAACGGCAGGTTCGTTTACGTTCCATCAGACGGGAGTGTTGCTTTCTTCTCTGATGTAGGTGCGGCCGGGACGGTTCAGTCATTGTCATTTTTCGACGCCGAGCAATTACCCGATAACAATACAGTTACTTTCCAGCTTAACAATCTTCTTTATATAGCGGGAACAGATTCAATTCAATCGTACATTGATCGAGGGTTGTCGCCGGTTCCATTTATACCGCAAACTGGTCGAATTGATAATGGTATTATCGGCGGTGTAGTTGAGATTCAAGGATCAGTTATATTTATAGGGCGAGAGAAAGGGCAGGATTTAGGTATTTATGCGCTACAGCCTGGAGTGGCCCCTAAAATATCAAACGAATACATTGATAACATCCTTGCAACCTATACTGAAGCTCAATTAGCGCAAGTAGTTGCCGGCCGTTATAAATGGCGCGGGTACGATATTATTTATTTTATATTGGCCAATCACTCATTCGGGTTTTACCAGGGTAATTGGCATGGTTTAGACACTATGATAAACGGTGTTAATGTGCCTTGGCAGATAGGTCATGTGCAAGAATTTGGGTTGAAATATTATTCATTCTTTAATGATAAATTTAGTATATTAGCAAACGTTAATACAGACTCAGGAAACCCGTTTATTCGAATAATTGATGGTGGTATGGAGGAGGGTGGATCATTTAACGCTCAATCGCTTCAGTATCATATATCTCAAGGCTATAACGCCTCGGTTGGGTCGGTTTTTCTGCGGATGTCTGATGACAATGTTTTGTACGGCCCGACTGTTGCGGCTAATACGGGCGCGATTGGCAATTATGGCGTTGAACTTGACTGGAACTACCCTGGTGGGCTTGGTTTATATGACAGGTTTATGGGTTATCGATTGCAAACCGGTGAAGATATAAACTTCTCTGGCACTAAATTATTCATTGAAACAAGATGAGCAATAATCCAATTAGAGATACACCGGTAATTGGTCAAAAAGTTGTTACCGAGGGATTATTCAGTAATCAGGTACAGGAATTACTTGAATCTATTGAATCAATAATCAATACAGGCAAGATGAACGAATATACAGTTTTAACGGTTCCTGATGCGGCTAAATGTATCTCGTGCAGTATAATCGTAACAAATGAATCGGGTGGTCTAACTATGGCCTTTTCAGACGGTACAAATTGGCGTCGGTGTCAAGACCGCGCAGTAATATCATGAGGATAGTATAATGGGCATGGGCATGGGTGGCGGTAGAGACGGGGGTCAACAAGGCCCGTCTGATGGTTTTGGTGGCGGTGGCGGTGGTAATGGCCAAGGCGGCGGAGCTTATGAGATTGATGGTTTGATGAATCAATTAATAGCGCAACTAACTGGCCAACCAAAAAAACCAAATGTATTTGAGCAGGCTGGAGCATTGCAGTCTACAGCGGCAACCGGCGCTGGCGAGGCTCAGAACGCTGGATTGCAGCAAGCAATGGAATTAATTCAGAGCTTAATGGGCGGCCAGTCTGGTACTGATAACTTCGGCTCTCGATTAGACAGTGTCATTGGTGGTGGCGCCTTTAACGGCCTTGTAGGCGAACGATCAAGGGCAATGCAAGGCCAACTATCAGCAGGCGGCTTAACGCGCTCTGGAACAGCTATGCAGTCGATGGCTGAGATACCTGAAGAACTAGCTTTAGAGCTTGAACAAATTGGTTTCGGACGTGAGTCTGGAATTACCCAAATGATAGCCCAGATGTTAGGTCAACAAGGGCAGAACACAGCTACAGGTATATTGGGTTCCGCTGAAGCTGAAGCGGGTGGTATTTTGGGTAAAAAAGCCTATCAGTTCGCGGGAAACCAGCAGCGAGACCAGAACAGAAATAATACGCTTAGTCTTTTCGGTGGCGGCATAGGTACAGCAATCGGTGGGCCTGTTGGCGGTGCTATCGGTAGCGGTATCGGCTCACTTCTTAATTTATAGGATTAATAATGGCTAGAATATTATCAGGCGCAGATTTCGGGGTACGATTCCCAGGTCAAGGTGGGGTCGCTAATAATGATTTTGCTACCAATTTATCAATCCAATTACTCGGTCAGCATTTAAATAACCAGCAGCAAGATGAGTTAAATGAGCGTGAGAGGGTTGCAGGTGAGCAGAAAGCGGCACAATTACAGCAAGTTCAGGGTGAGAAAACACGTTTAACCGGTATTTTTACACAGCTTGAGCGAATCAAAGGCTTAACCGATCCAATCCAGCAACGCAATGAACTGGCTAAGTTAGGCTCAAAGGAAGTTAGCGAAGGTCGTGACGGGAATTTATTTATTGAAGCATTAAACGCCGATGCTCCAGACCAGCTAAACCTTAATATCTCAAGGTTATCGACTCATGCCGGTAATTTGGCGGGTCAGGTTGACGAGGTTTTGAAGGCGAATAAGGTTGAATCAGGCGGAAAAGCTGGATTACCATCAGCAAAGACAGAGATTGACGAGCTAACTGGATCAACTATTCAGGTCATACCCACAGGCCCAGGCACTAGTGAAGTGATTGTGACTAATCCAGCAGGTGACAGGGTTGAAGGTCAATCGAGGTTAGATGTTCTTAAAAACTCAAGATTAGCGGCAGAACATAAAGAAACAACATCTACTAATTTAGCCGTTAAAAAGGCGCGTGAAGTTGCGGGTGCGCAAGCTAGGCAGTCAAGAATATCTGAAGTCACAAAAGAATATGGTGATCAAAGACGGTTAGCACAATCATCCGAAATTAGGTTACGAGAGGCTAGTATTTTAGCTGAAAAAGCTACTCAAGGGTTGAGCGGTGATCTTAAAATAGGCTTTGCTAAGTTATTCCCTAGTATTGACGTTTCTGATGAGGCGGCATTGGGTGCGGCGTTAAAAACATTAGCCTTGGATCAATTGCAGAAATTTAAAGGGCCGACAACTGATTTTGAGTTTGGTGTAACTGAGGATATTTCTGGTAAATTAGGCGACCCAAAGACAGCGAATATAGCCAGGATTAAATCACTACAGCGGAATAATTGGTTTGTTAAACGTCAAGCGGAACAGTTTAGATCTCACGTTAAAGCGGGTGGGGACGCTGAATCATTTGATTTTAATTTCGGTGAGCCTATAAAAACGAAACGCGGTGTAGTGACGCTTAGAGACCTTCAAGACACTGCTGTACATAATAATATATCTGTTGATGATGTCCTTAAAAGGCTGAACCAATAATGGCTGTTTTAGATTTAGCGACTGCCGAAAAGTTACCCGATCAACCTGTTATCGATCAGCCAGTAGGTAGAGTTCTGGATTTAGACACAGGGAAACCAGTAGAGCAATTCTCTGAAGCTAGTCGATGGGGTGTTTACCCGCACAGGTTATTAGGTCAGGCAGCATCAACAAAGCAAGAAGAATTTATACCTGAAGAATCAAATGAATCAAACGAAACAAGAGCAACTGAAGAACTACCGGAAATTGCTTTCAGTGGCCTTTTATCTGGTAGTGATCCCATTAAGATTGCGAAGGTTGCTACGGCTATTTTACTAACTCCAGACCCTAGAGAGATAGGTAATATATTAACCGCAACATTCCCAGAGATAGGAATCATAGAAGACGAAAAAGGAAACTTAATTGCTGGTAATAATAAAACCGGCGTTGAAGCTGTTATCAATAAGCCTGGCATGTCTCCCATTGATGTACTGCAAGTATTAGGAATAGGCGCGGCATTTACACCACCAGCTCAAGTTGCTGGATTAGTCCGAGGGTTAACGGTAAAAGCGATTACAGGCGCGGCGGGTGCTGGCGTTGTTCAAACTGGCATTGAATCCATGCAAGAAACTATGGGAGGCGATCTTGATGAAGAGGAGATATTCATAGCTACGGCTCTAGGTGGTACGGCTGAAGTAGTTATGCCAATTATCCAGGGCTTGAGAAATATGCGGCAAGCTCGGAAGTTAAACGTAGAAGAAAGCGAGATAGAGCAAGCCGTACCAGCTATTGCCAATGCTGATGAGAATGCAGCGGGGCTTAAAGGATCAACGGGTGTTGATGTAGGTTTATTCCCGGCTCAAAAAACACAAGTCCCTAGTCAGTTACAAAAACAAAGACTCATGCCTCAATTAGATGCCGGTTCGCAGGCAGCTTTAAAGGCATTGAATAAACAAAACGAAGAAGTATTCAACGCAACTATTAAATTAATTGATTCGGTTGCGCCTCAGTCAGTATCAGGTGAAGCGCCAGGTAAGCTAATGACAGCAGCCATGAGAGTAATAAAGGCACAAAAACTAGTTAGAAAAGAGGCGGCTCAATTCGGGGTGGTAGTAAAAGCGGCAGATGAAGCGGGAGTTATTGTTGATATAACGCCTATTAAATCTCAAATAGAAGCACTTTTTGATATCTCCGTTCAATCGGGAGAGTTAGAGCGCACCATGATTAGAATGAATAAATTTCTAACTCCTAGAAAAGGGAAGGATAATTTAACATTCAGCCAAGTCCAGAGCGCAAAGAAAGAAATGGATGCAATAATTAACGCTATACCAGGATCAGATAAGGCGGTAGATCCACAGGTTTTAGGTAAGGTTATTGATATTAAAAAATCATTAGTTGAGCAGATGAAAATTGCATATCCGCCATTTCGTGAAGCGTCCGAAACATTTGCGCGTGAATCTGGGCCGGTTGAAGAGATACAAAGGTCATTAATTGGTCGGCTGTCTAAAACATCAGACGCTCAATTAAAAAATATTTCATCTGAGATATTCAACCCCAGAACAAGTGCTATGGATATATCTAAGGCTAGAGCGTCTATTGAAAGTATTGACCCTTATGCGTGGCGAGATATTGTAAGGAACGAGCTTGATTTTCGGGTCGGTAGTTTGGAGTCTCAAATTAAAGATGCTGGTTCTGATTCGGTTGCCAACATGCCCGCATTATTAAAGCGCAGTTTATTTGGTAATTCAAAACAAAGAGAAGTTTTGTATAGGTCATTAACTCGTGAGCAAACTAAAAACTTTCGTTATTTGGAGCGGGTTTTAGGCCGGGCGGCATCAGGTCGGGCGGCGGGCAGTCCTACAGCGTCATTTACGGAAATAATTAGAGAGTTGCGCGGTAAATTAGGGGTTCTAAAAGATATTTTTACACAGCCTTTAAGAACTATTCAAGAGACGGGTGATACCTCATTATTCAATAGAAAAGTAAAAGCATTAACTGATGTTATGTTTGATCCAAAATGGCAGCCAAGATTGAGTGAAATTAGATCATTTGATCCAAATTCCCCAGCAGCGGCAAGGGCTATGGCTCAATTAGTTGATGATTCAATATCGACTGGTTTAGATGATATGAAGGCAGACGAATGACTCAAGTATTCGATGAAGACCAGCAACACACTGATCCATTAACTAACACTTTGCTAGTCGGTGGTAAAGTCTATATAGGTGTTGTTGGTTTAGATCCTGTTGCAAATCCAACGCCTATCTACGACAACAGAGAGTTAACTGGTTCAGCGTTGGCGCATCCTCAAATAATCGGCTCTGATGGTCGAGTCCCTACTAAAATGTGGGTTTCTGGTAAATATTCACTAAAGATTGATGATTCTGCCGATGCTCAAAAATACCTAGAATTGCAAAATGGTTATGACTCAGCGGTCGGTAATGTTCAGACATCTGGATCCATTGGTGTTAACGATATAGTAGCGACAGGCTCACCGACTCAGATAGCTTATATAGATAATACGACTTACATAGTTACGGCCCCTGAAGACAACACAGGCCCGATGACGATCAATATAGACACGATAGGAATCAAGTCGATCAGGAAAGGCCATGACCAGTTACTAGCTGCCGGTGATATCAAAGCAAGCATGAGAATAGTGCTTGTTTATAATATTTCTGATGATTGGATGGAATTGCAGTCAGGTGTTTTGGGGGGTATATTTCCTAGCGGTATTGATGTTACTGGCGCAGTAGAAATAGACGGTGATATTTTAGACTCTAACGCTAATGAAATAATATCATTAACGCCCATTGCCTCAGCAGTTAATGATATCAGTGTAACTAACGCCGCGACTGGTGATTCGCCTGTGATATCGGCAGTCGGTGATGATACCAATATAAATTTAAATTTATCAGGGAAGGGGACGGGGAACCCTTTTGTTATTAGCGGTGGTTTAAGGTTCCCCACAACTCAAATAGCATCACCAGTAACAACTACTTTAGACGATTACCAGGAGGGTACTAAAGCTATAGCAGTATCCTGCGGTACGTCAGGCACAGTTACCCTTAACTTTAATAATAATATTTACTCATATACTAAAATAGGGAGGCTCGTTTTTATCCAAGGCGCTATATTAGTTGATAGTGTCAGCTCCCCACTTGGCACATTGAGTATAACTAACTTTGAACACACATCTCAAAGTGGTGATGAAACTTCAGATTATGCGGCTATCACTATGAATGTAAGTTCTGTTGCATCTCCATTAGGTGGAGGTGTTACTGGTGTAATAGGGCCGAGTTCAACAGGGTTAATAATATTACCCAATGACACATCGCAATCGTCTTCTGATGTTGCGGCGACAATGCAAGCGGGAACACTTATATATTTTAGCGGTTGCTACACTACGGAATAATCATGGCTTCATTAATCACAGAACACCAGCAATGGTTCGACTCCACTACTAGCGAGTTGCTTGTAAATGGTAATGTTTATATAGGCACTGTTGGACTAGACCCTGAAGATAATCTGATAACAATTTATTCAGATAGGGCTTTAACTACGCCTATCGCTAATCCACAAACAACAGATGCTAATGGGCAAACAACCAATAAAATATGGATTCCAGGGAAGTATTCGATAACCGTTACAAATTCCGCTGATGTCAATAAATACACTGAGTTAGATAATGGGGATATAAATCCAGACCAGGGCATCAAAGTCGCTAGTATTGCCGCGCTATTAACGGTTAATACTGTTCAGAATCAATTCGTTACGGTGTTAGGTTTTAATTCTGTCGGAGATAATGGGGGTGGGCGGTTTTATTGGAGCTCAACAACAAACAAAAACACTCATAATGGTGGTTTAATCATAAGCAACACTGTGCCTTTAACCGCGAATTTACAAGAATTTTTAGACGGTACAAATGATTCAAACCCATCAGGAACTGGATGTTGGTTAAGGATATATTCTGGCAATATTTTGTTTGAATGGTTTGGAACGGACGGGACGAGGGCTAATGACAGCATAGCTATTCGATCTGCGGTTTCAGCAGCGGCAGGCAATCCGATATCGTTATTAATTAATCGATATTTTTATGACGGAGCTACTATTGAAATATCAGCGATTCGAATTCACGGTTCAGGGATGCCTCAAGTCAATTCAGGAAAAACCGCGCTCGAAAATGGTTCGATTATTGATGGAACTTTCGCATTTATCTGCAATGACGCTGAGTTTAAGGATTTCGGGGTAGATGTGGGTTCAGGAAGCGCGGCGGCGGATGGTGACGCATTGAGAGTGTCAGCAACCACGTTAAATGCCGGTGGGCATCTTCATACGCAGAATATAGTGGGATTATGCAAGACTTCCAGCGTTGCTTATCATGCGCTTTTATTCCAAAGTTTTCTAAAGCATACCGGCGACAATCTTCACGGGATTTACGGCCTATTTGGGTTTGTTAGTAAATGTCAGAATGTTGATTTGGGCTTAATTCATACAATAGAAAATGACGAGTCAGGTGTACTGCTAAAGTCTGATACAGGGTTTGGTAGATGCGGCGATGTGTCAATACAGCGAGTTATATGTGATTGTAGCGCAGCACAAAAAAGAGGATTTCACGTACAGAGCAGTGACGCTGCTTTGCGTGATGTCCAAATCGGTATAATCAAATCAGATGGAGCAGAAGAAAATGTATTGTTGCAATGTGGCGCTAGCGGTATTGAGCTTAGAAATATAAGTATTGACACTATTTTAAGCAAAAATTCTCAGTCAAAAGATTTGGGGGTTGACTGCATCAGCGGCACTGCGTCTATATTTAATGTTAATGTCGGCAAATTAGTAACAGAAGGAACTCAAATATTTGGCATTCGGGTCATTGGAAACGGTGACACTGATGATTTAAACATCGAGTCCGCGTTTATAAATTACGCGACTGGAATAACACAAGCTGTGATGAATGATTCTTGTTTTATCGGCGGCAGTACAACTAAATCAAGAATAGGTGATTTAACTATATTATTAAACTTCACCACGGCACAAATAGGCGGCATAACATACAGTAATTTAAGTGATACAAATGTTTTAGGCTCGAGGGTTGCGACGGTTTACGGCGCTGGAATAACAAACGGGTTGAGTGAACCGTCATTAACGGGGACAGGTAATTCAGTCACTATCCCAGTCAATGTGTCAGGTGATAGTTTTAGCATTATTAGAGCTACACCAACCGCCACAGGTGTTGAGGTAGATGAGTTTGTCGAAGCTGTCACGGGTGCTGATAATTTCGTAAAAGGGCATAGATTAGTTATATTGAATAACTCGCTATACGCGATGGATGTTCTTCACGGGCCAAGCAATGGTATTTACAATACTGCTGGAGCGACTAAAACCATCGCTCAAAATGAATCAGCAACATGGGTTCACGGCGGTTCAGATGTCTGGCATGGCGTTACTTAAAAACAGATATCACAAGAGCAGTAAGTACGATTCCCGCCACTAGCTAGACTGCCAGATTCGCAACGCTTAGAGCCTTCTCTACTAGGCCCATAATCGATATGTCCAGGCGTACCGACATTTACTATTAGGTCTTTCTTTTTATCGCTATGAACTTGAGTCTTTATAGCCTTATTGCCTTTGCGTGTTGTTTGGCGTAGTCGATACGGGTTTTAAGCTCTACCTGTGCGCGCTCATCCCATACGCTTAAAAAACTTAGAGGTTCGGACAGTAGTTCAGTGCTCGCTAGCCGATCAATAACAGCCTGAAGCCTGTCTATTTCATCTTCAAGTTCAATGATTCTGTCAATGCTCATAATAACTCCAGTTAAGTTGACCTGAAAAAATACAGTTATCAGGGATTACGTTTTACTAGGTTCTCGCCTAGCTCGATGACCGGCTTTGTCAAGACCGGCAACTTGTATCCTCTCGCTCAGACCAATGACGCGAGGGAATTCTATTTACGCAAGGTTCCAACATAAAGACATAACGCGCCGACAAATAAAGTCCAGATCAATATAATAACTAGAGCTTCATTCGGCACTATATAAACCGTACTATCGATTTTAAGTAGTAGTCCGTTCATCACACACCCGCCTCTTTCATCATTTCCCAAATAAACTCAAACCCGAAAGCGTTTGCAATCATGCGCTGGGATTTTGCGGAAGGGTTATATTTAGCGCTCTCAAGATTGCAGATGTAAGACGGTGATAACCCAGATTCTTTACTAAGCATCGTTTGAGTCCATCCTTTACTGCGGCGGGCCTTTATCAGCCAAATATCGAAACGGTTCATTTCTATCTCCTAGTCTGCAAAAAATTGTTAATCCTGGCGTTATTCGCTTCATGGTCGTGAATCAAACCGCCAGCGCGAAGCCATTGACTATTTTGCCTAAGTCTAATAGCCGTTTATTA